CAGAAAATGGAAAAGGTCTTGTTGCTTCTGGACCTGTATCATTCGCACGAATCTACTCAACCCTAAATGAAACACTCCGTAGAGGTGGTGTGTATAAGAACGGCGCTGTTGTGTGCCACCTTGACCTTAATCACCCTGATGTTCTGGAGTTTATCAAAGCTAACCGAGCTGAACTCCCCTGGATCAAGCGGTGTGTCAACATCACACCCGAGTGGTGGGATGAGTGTGAATGCAAAGAAGAACTCCTCCACGGCATTAAGTCTGGAGACATCTGGCTCAACAAAGTAAAGTATGATGACGAAGGAAACCGAATCAGGGGAAATGTCTGCTTGGAGGTATACCTGCCCTCACGAGGAACGTGCCTGCTACAGCACGTCAATCTCGGTGCCTGTGAGTTCGTTGACATCCCGCGAGCTTTTGCTGAAGGTATGTCCGAGCTGTGTAGCCTCCATGGCAAAACAGGTGTTGGAGAAAGCGGTGAGTACCTCCCTTCAGAAACCGACCGACAAGTTGGGTTGGGACTACTCGGACTTGCTAACCTTCTACGGAGGTACGGAGTAACCTACGAACAGTTTGGTGTTGCTCTGGACCAATACAACAACAATGAAACAGTACGTACCCCAGCGTTTGAGCTGGTTACACAACTCGCATTGGGTGTCGGTGAAGCCGCTCTCATTGCTAGAAAGAACAACATGGTACGTGCCTTTGCTATTGCTCCGACTGCATCTTGCAGCTATCGGAGTAAGGATCTTGACGGGTACACTTCTACCCCAGAGATTGCACCACCTATCAGCCGAACAGTAGATCGTGACAGCGATACGTTCGGTGTTCAAACTTATGAGTATGGCGACGTAGAGATCGCCTCTGAAGTTGGTTGGGCCAACTACAAGCGTGTTGCCGATGGCATCATGACGTTGCTCAACAGCACGGGACTTCTTCACGGGTATAGCTTCAACAGTTGGAGTGATGTCGTCACATATGACGAAGCCTTTATCGAAGAGTGGTTGAAATCTCCTCAGACCTCCCTTTATTATAGCCTGCAGGTCATGGGCGACACTCAAGATAAGTCAGATGTATATGCTGCGCTTCAAGAGGACGTCGATGAGTATCTTGCAGACATCCTAAACGAAGAACTAACTTGTGACTGTCAAGAATGAACCCCTATGTAAAATTGATGGCGCGTAAGCGCAAGTGGACACCTGTTCAGACTACTGCAGGTGTCTGTAAAGAAGGTGCTGAGGAGACTATCTACAGAGCCTTAGCCCTTCGCCACATGGAGTTGCCTGTCGGTGACTTCATTACTGATGCTCTTGAAAAAAATGTTCCAGATTCAGCTCGGTTGTTGCTCGAATCAAACGTACGAGATGAAGAAAACCACGACATCGCTCTGGGTTATATCGCCAATGCTTACGGCGTTGACGAGAAGGCGGAGAAAGAGGCACTGGCACTACAGAAAGCGTGGATTGCGCATCCTGATCACACGGTCACCAAAGCAATGGTTGCCGAGCGTGCAATTTTCTTTGTTCTTCTACCCTTCTTTCGCTTTTGTGGTGACGCAGGTATGCGTACGGTATCAGCCGACATTAGTAGAGACGAACAAATCCACGTCGCTTGCAACTCGCTCGTCTGCAAAGAGCTGGGTCTGGACATTTCCCCCTCGCTCGACAAGCTGAGGAAAGCTACGATCAACTGGGTCATGCAACCTCTCAAGGTTGGTGCATCCGATAAATATTTGGACAAAAAATTTTGGCTGGATTCCAGCGACCGACTAATGTATGAAGGCAAAGCTCCTGAGCTTGCTGAAACACGGTCAGCTCGGATGCCAGCGTTCTTTGAGCACTCGAATGTCAACCTCCCCCAATACGCTTAGCTTTGGTCTAACAGTTGAGCGTTTACTTGACGAACTTGAAGACCGTTTTCCGCTGACCAATCCCGGTCCCAGTGATCAGATCAATACGATCATGTATCAAGCTGGTCAGCGTAGTGTAGTGGACTGGATTCAATCACGTATTACAAACGAGGAAACTTAATTATGTGTGGAGGCGGTGGAGCTGCCCGAGCAATGGCAGAAGAGTCACGCCGTGCACGTGAAGAGGCACAGCGTCAGGCTCAACGTGACCGTGAAGAACGTCAGAAAGCTGAGAAGCGTCGTCTTGCTGAGATCGAAGCGGCACGTAAGCGCGAAGAAGCTCTGGCTAAAACCCAAGGTGGTGCAGCACGTCAGGTCGAATCGACTCTTGACACCAAAGGTGTTGCATCTAAGAAGACTAAGAAGAAGAAGGGCTCTGACCTTCGCATTGCCATGACCAAACCGAACACCGGTGGTCCTACTGGCGGTGGACAAAATACCCCTATGGTCTGATAAATGAAAACAGCTCGCAGTAGGTACGATTATCTAACCAGTTCCCGTCAACATTACCTTGACATTGCTGTTCAATGCTCTGAGCTGACACTTCCATATCTTATTACACGAGACGAGAACCGTCCGCAATACAAGAACCTACAACAGCCCTGGCAATCGGTCGGGGCTAAGGGTGTGGTGACGTTGACGGCTAAGCTGATGCTTAGTCTTCTTCCTCCACAGACTAGCTTCTTTAAGTTGCAAGTTCGTGACGACAAGCTGGGCACCGAACTGCCTGCTGATGTCAGATCCGAACTCGACCTAAGCTTTGCTAAGATTGAACGTATGATCATGGATGCCATCGCTGCATCCAGTGATCGTGTTCAAGTCTTCCAAGCAATCAAGCACCTGGTGGTCGGTGGTAATGCTCTCCTGTTCATGGATAAGGATTCTGTCAAGCACTATCCTTTGAACCGCTACGTCGTAGAGCGTGATGGTAACGGTAACGTAATTGAGATCGTCACCAAAGAACTGATCAACAAAAATCTTTTGCCGCAAGAGCTGCAAGAGAAACATAAGAACCAACTGAATAACACTCCTGGCTTTGCGTCTGATGATGCAGAGATCTACACCCACGTCCGTCTTGAGAACAATCGTTGGGTGTGGCATCAAGAATGCTACGACACGATCATGCCAGGCAGTAGGAGTAAAGCTCCTAAAGAAGCTAGCCCGTGGATCGTACTCAGGTTCAACACTGTTGACGGTGAGAACTACGGTCGCGGACGAGTGGAAGAGTTCTTGGGTGACTTGCGATCCCTTGACTCTCTTTCCCAAAGTTTGGTAGAAGGTTCTGCAAGCGCCGCTAAGGTGGTGTTTGTGGTATCACCTTCTAGTACTACTAAACCTCAAACCATTGCCAAAGCTGGTAACGGTGCAATCGTACAGGGTCGTCCTGATGACATCGGTGTTATCCAAGTGGGTAAGACTGCTGACTTTGCGACAGCTCAGACAATGATTGCTACCTTAGAGAAACGTTTGAGTGAAGCTTTCCTTATTCTGAACGTACGTGACAGCGAACGCACGACTGCAGAAGAAGTTCGGATGACACAGATGGAACTTGAGCAGCAGCTCGGTGGACTATTCAGTCTGCTGACTGTTGAGTTCTTGATTCCATATCTTAATCGCAAGATGCTGACCCTGCAACGCTCCGGTCAGCTGCCTAAGATTCCTCGTGACATTGTGCAACCTACCATCGTGGTAGGTATCAATGCCCTTGGTCGCGGCCAGGACCGTGAGTCCTTGACTGCGTTCATGAGCACCCTTGCACAGACCATTGGTCCTGAAATGATGATGCAGTTCATCAACCCTGAAGAAGCTATCAAGCGATTGGCAGCAGCTCAAGGTATCGATGTGCTGAATCTTGTGAAGAGCATGGAAGATCGTAACGCTGAGTCTGAAGCACAAGCTCAACAGCAGCAAGATCAGATGCAAGCACAGATGATTCCACAACTTCTCAAGACACCTATCGCTGATCCTACTAAAAATCCACAAGCCGCTGAGACTATCAATCAAGCGATGGGTCAAGAAGTGGTACCACCTACTGAATAATTATGGCAGAACTTATCTCTTACGATCCTAGTACCGATCCACAAGCAGTACAATCAGCAGTGGAACGTGACGCTGAATCTCTTGCAAAACATGAAGAGTATGAGGCACAGCGTCAGAACCCCTACGCTGGTAAGTACGACTCACCCGAACAACTTGAACAAGCTTATCTTGAACTACAGAAAAAGCTCGGACAGGATGGTGGTGATGAGGGAGAACCCGAACAAGATGCAGAGCTGGATGAGTCTGAAGAAGACTACAGCGATGATACAGATGAGGTAGATACCGACGAGCCTCTGATGGAGGTCATGGATCTTCTCAACGAAGAGTATGATGAGACTGGTACTCTCAGTGAAGAGAGTATCGAAGCACTGTCGGAACTTCCGGCAGAGGATCTGGTCCAAGCTTACCTTCAATACCAAGACAAACTTGGTAGTATGCCTACTGGTCGTGAAATGACTGACGCAGAAGTTGCTTCTGTGTATGACATGGCTGGTGGTCAAGATCAATATGAAGCTATGACTGAGTGGGCTTCTGAAAACTTTGGAGCTGATGAGATCGAAGCTTTCGATCAGGTCATTGAGTCAGGCAATATGTCTGCAATCAAACTTGCAATGCGTGCACTGACCAATAGCTACAACGACAGTGTAGGATACGAAGGCAGTATGCTGCAAGGCAAACCTGCCAGCACTCGTGCCTACTACCGTAGTCAAGCTGAGGTCATTCGTGACATGCAAGATCCACGTTATGATCGTGACCCTGCTTACCGTGATTCAATCATGGAAAAACTTGCCCGCTCTGATCTCGATTATTGATGTCCACCATTGTTGAAGACGGTGGGCGCACCAACATCTACGCAAAAGAACCACCCATTATTATGACTGACCATCCCTACGGCGTGCCTCACAACGAGCGTGCTGAAAAACTGAACGGACGTTTTGCTATGATGGGTATCATGGCAGCGTTCATCTCCTATGCTTTCACTGGTCAAATTATCCCCGGAATCTGGTAATGCCTTACGGTCCCGGTACCTACGGCAAGCCCGTCAAGAAAGGTACCAAAAAAAATGGCGGAAAGAAAAAACGTCAGTCTTAAGATTGGCAAACACAAATCACGCACCGGCGGTTTGACTGCTGCCGGTCGTGCAAAATACAACAGAGAAACTGGATCAAACCTCAAGGCTCCACAGCCTGAGGGTGGTCCACGTAAGCGTTCTTTCTGTGCCAGGATGTCTGGTAACAAAGGACCAATGAAAGACGAGAAAGGCCGACCCACCCGTAAGGCACTTGCTCTACGTAAATGGAAATGCTAACATGGCTAAGCCTGGTCTCTACGCAAACATCCACGCCAAGCGAAAACGAATCGCTGAAGGCAGTGGTGAAAAAATGAGAAGCCCTGGGGACAAAGGCGCCCCCACGGCTGCTAACTTTAAACGCGCCGCTAAAACTGCTAAAAACAACAAACTCAAAATCGCATGAAATTCCTCGCTAT